CGATCATCCAGCACAAAGCTTTGGTTCAAGTTTTGGCCGGTGTAATCAAACGCACCGGTGCCGACGTTGTATGGCACGAGGCTCCAATCCGCTGCACTGGTGCCGTAAAGAACGAACGTGTCGTTTCGCGTATACACCGCCATCGCGCCAGTCGATTGGTCGCCCGGCTGAATAAGCAGCTGGGTGATCGGGTTATTCAGAGCAATTTCAGAAGCGCCGTTGGCCACATCCCAGTTGTGAGGTTGGCCAAGCGCTGAACTTAGCAGCGACGAATCAATCGTCAAGAATAAATGATTCTTGTGTACGGCAACATGTTTTGGCGTATCCGGGGTGCTGCCAGTGTAAATCCACGCAAACACGCCATCCTCGTACAGCTCAAATGCGCGGTTAATGCCATCCGCGCCAAACATAGACGGCACGTCGGAATAGCCGCCGAAGCTCGATGTTGTAGTCTCGATGCGTCCGCCGGGTAAGAACACGTTGGCGAACGAGGCCCCCGATGCAACGGCAATAGTAACGCCGCCGATCTGTAGATTTTCGCCGTTCTGAAATGGGCCACCTGTGATTGTTGCAAACGTAAAGTCGCCCTGCGCCGTGCCAGCAGACCAATCGCCTACCCGGGTACTGCGATGCGTGATGACGGCAGACGCGCCACTGGTTGCACCGGTTATTGTCGTTCCAACCGAAGGCACAGTCGGCCGGTTGCCAGACGTGTACAAAAGCGAAAACCCAAGATTAAGTTGTGTCCAGCCAGATGAGCTTGATTTGTAAACGTTAGTTTGAGTGCCGCCGGTATTATCTCGCCAAGCGTAAACGTCGCCACCAAAGTAAGCAACGCCTCGAATAGGCCCGGATCCGGGAACCGGGTCGATGTCTACGCGATACGCATCAGCAGCAAGATTTGTATACTCGGCTGCCGTAGCAGGGTCAACAGCCACACTGCCGCCAATTGCAGTGACCTCTGCAACAAGGGAGCCGCTGATGTACAGATCTTCGCCGGCAATAAAGCTGCCCACAGCTTTCGTGTAAACAACAGTATCCGCGTTAATCGCGATTACGTACCCGGATGCGGTAGAAAGCAAATTCTCGATAGTATCGCCGACAGAGATTAGGCTGCTGTCGGTAACAGTGATCAGGTTGTACAACGCGTCGCTTGGGTTTGGCTGGCCGTCATATCGCTCATAGCCAGCAATGCGGCTATAGCCACCGAGAACCGACACCTCAAAATTGACAGCATCCCGGGCAACACCGGGCGGCAAAGAAAGAGTCGGGGTGACAAGATCCAAACCCCCGGCGAGCGTAATCAGGTCGTATTGAACCGGAACCGCTTTCATCGGGATCATGCTAACGGCGCTCCGCTGATCATGGTTGGCAGCTGATCAATATCGATCCGCGCCATGATACGGTTGAATTCAGACTGCCCGCGGCTAAATACTTCAGGTGCAGATTCATAGCCGGCGTAATAGATCATGGCTCTGTAAACGATCGCCATGTGAAAGCGATCTGGCAAGAGGCCTGGCACGTCCGTGTCCAGGTCCATCAGCTCGGGGTTTGTGTAATACTCGCCGACGATGACATAAGCCTGGTCCGGTGCGGCACCGAAGCCTAGATTCTTTTGCGGGTCGATCGTAACCACGACCGGGCGCTGATATGTGTTGCGCATGTTGGCGTAGTTGTACAGATTACGATAGACCTGGAAGTCCATGTAATTAAGCAACTGCTCATCGCCAAAGTTTGAACCAACTGTGGAAGCGCGAAAGCTATCGCGCTTCCAGTTGGCAAAGCTAGTAAGGCCTGCTTCTGCTGCGGTATAAAAACGTTGCAAGGCAACGGTATTAAACTGCAAAGGCTGACGCATAAAGAACCAGTCTTCCTTTGCGGTTTGGATATCCCGCCAGGCTTCATTGACCCAATCCTTAATGCGTGCGGACTCCCCAGTGAGATTCGACAACGTAGATAGCGTAGGGCCAGAGACCCCGCACTCTACGCGGGTGCGATTCACAAGCGATAGGAAGTCCATATTTGCCTCTCGTTAAGCAGGTTCTGCCATGATGTTTTGAAGCCAAGCACGGCCCTTCGAGTTCGCGTCCTCGTGGACGTCAAACGGATAAACCAGCGCCGTGCGACCCATGACCTGGTTCCCGTATTCGGGGTTGGCCATGTCGCGCTGAGGCTGGCTGTATTTGGTTTCTTTCATGCGTGCAAGAACTTCAAGGTACTTGCGCTTGATCGTCGTCGGAACGCCACGGACTACAGGCTGGTTAACGCCGTTCACGTTAAGGATCACGTGATTCGGTTGGTTTTCATCAGTGGTCGGGTGGATCATGATAGTGACTCGTTCTTCCATGAACGCTTCATCGGAAGCAAGTTGACGGAAATCGATATTGCCAGCTACTGGAACCACGGACTCTTGGTCGTCGTGAAGTTCGATGCCTTGGACAGGGCGACGGGATGTCATGAAAGTCTCCTTGAGAATTAGGTAATGAGGGTCGACAGGTGTCGACCCTCAGGTGCTACTTAGGCTGCGATTGCGGCGCCCGGCATAACCGAGCAGTTGTAGTACGTGTCTGTGACGCCAGAAGCACCCAGATCAGTCGTACCAGCCGTGAACGTGGTCGAACCATCAGTCACAACGCGGATCAGGCCAACCAGTGTCAGGCCACCAACGGTAGCAGGAACTGGGCAGTCTTCAGCCGAACCGACCGTAGGGCCTTGGGTCGTGGTGACGTTGCCGTCAGCATCGATCCAAACGGCAAACAGACACGCGCTTGCCGCAGGAACCACACGGGCGCCCGACGAGAAAGCCAGATTGTCGGTGCCGCTCTTCGACTTAAACACACCGTTGGCGGTGTAAGTCAGAGTTGCGGTGGTCTTGAACGTGGCAGCGTTGGTGCCTTCAGCCAGTGCAGCCGACGTGAACGACAGGTAACCGCCGTTTGCTTCTTCGAGATTGTAGGACATGGTTGTAGCTCCTTAAGCGACAGTGTTCAGGGTGACGTCGGCTGCCGTGGTAGCAGTCGGGGCGTCGGTATCCGCAGCGCCTGCAGTGACGCCGCCGTGAACGTGGGCGTCAAAGTCAGCGATCAGCTGGTTGTGCGATGCAGCCAGAGCCGTCAGGTCGGTCAGCACAGAGGCCAAAAGCTGAGCCAGCTCTTGACGATCAATGCCGTCGGCTAGACGGTTGATGCGGGCGTTAATCGATTGGGTCATGGTGATCTCCTAAATGGATGAACGGGGCGGCCCGAAAGCCGCCCCAGTCAATTACAGAGCCGTGACGCCAGCTTCGATACGAGCCATCCATGCGTCGTTCAGACGAACAGCAGCGAACCAAGTCGAAGCACCGACGTAACCGAACTGACCCAGTGGGTTAGCGTGGTTGGTCTGCGAAGCCTTCAGGACGACAGGCTTGATAGCCGACATGCCCTTCAGTGCAACTTGACCCCAAGCATCTTCACCGATGATCAGGAACGGGTAGACGTCCACGTTCGAGCCAGCAACCGACAGCATGCCAGTGCCCGACACCGAAGCGCCCGAAGCCAGGAAAGGCTTCAGCAGCGGCGAGGTGATGAAACGGAAGTCTTCGCAGGCGCCGATTTCACGATCGTGAATTGGCTTGAACGAACCGTACTCTTCCACGCGGGTGAAGCCTGGCAGGTTACGGATGTCAGACACGCCATCGGTGTGAACGAACACGATGAAGGCTGGCTGAACGGCACGGGTGCCGAAGTTAGGGCCTGGAGCAACGCGGCTCGACACGCGACGGGCGCGGTTCGATTCCAGCGTACGAGCTGCTTTACGCAGTGCGTTCAGGCTAACTGGGGTGTTCACTGCAGCGCGGCTTGAGCCGTTTGCATAGATCACCGTCGAGCCGGCCTTCAGTACGCCGTAGCGAACTTGTTCCATCACTTCGGCCATGGTTTCGCCAGTCAGCTTAACCATTTCGCCTGGGATGTCATCTTCGTACAGTTGCTCAACCTTCGAGCTATACTTGAACAACAGACCATACTGTTGCAGCTGAACCGACACGTCTTGGAACGTGATGGTGTTGGCGTTAGGTGTAACGCCTTCAGCCAGCACGAAGTCCGACGAGTTAACGTTCGGCGTGCCAACGTAACGTTGCGAGCCTTCGATCGTGGTACCGGTAGCCGAAGCGCCGAAAGGCAGCGTACGACGGAAGACCAGGGTGTCAGTCGAGTTTTGTGGCATTTCGCGCTGAGTACCAAAGTCGCCCAGAACGGTGATTGGCTGGGCGTGCTCAAGCATGCCCTGTGCGGCACGGATTAGATTCCGTGATGCTACTGTTGAATAACCTTGAATAGCCATGGTATAGCTCCTAAAAAATTAAAATCCACGTTCCTTGAGCTCTCGCTCTCGTTTGGTGGCTTCATAATTCCAAAGTTCGGCAGGTGTCATGCTGTCGAGTGATTTGGGTGGCGGGGCAGATGCCCCTTTGGTCGGTGCGGCAGCAGCGGCAAGCCGTGCTCCGCGCTCTTGTCGAATCGCGTCCGATGGCCTGGCCTTCGCATCGTGGAACATATCAAGCATCTTGATAGCGTCACGGGCGTTGTTACTCTCAGCCAGTGCTTTGGTCTCAGGCTTCTGTACTGCGTACCAGGACGCGAAGTCGCTTGTGTTAACGACGTCACGCCAGTCCTCGTACTTGCCTTCGATCTTGGCTTCTTCCAACAGTCGGCCCATTTCGGCTTTGCTCGCGTCAACTTGCTGGCGTACAAAGATCGCAACCTCTTCAGGCTTTAGTCCTTGTGGTACCTGCAGGTTGGCCAGCTGTGCGCCGACATAACCTTCCATTGCTTCTGCCCATTCGGGGAAATCCGATTTGAGCTGCTCCCACTTCTCCGGGTTTGCAGCGGCGCGGGCGATAGCTTGTTGGCTAGGCGCTTCATTCGGGGCAACGTTCTGTTGCGCCGACTTGGCCTGCTCAAACTCTCGCTGCATCGCAGCCACACGACCTTCGGCTGATCTTACGTGGTGCAGCAGTTGGGCGTTTGCATCTTTGATGGCGTCAATCTCAGCCAGTTTGGCTTTGACCGCGTCGGGCAAAGATGCGAATGGATCCTCTTCCTCTGCCGGGGCTGGTGCCGGATTTGGTTCGTCGGGTGGCGGCAGATTATCTGACGGCACGTTGGCAGCAAACTCGGGCAGTGATTCGTCACTGGCCTCGCGGGCTTTAGCCTCTTCGTTCCAAAGGTCCTGCATTTGCTCCGTGTTGAGCTCGATGTCCACGTGTACCCTCCTACAAACAAAAATGGCCGCATAAGCGGCCTTAGATTACGACTGCCCTAGGTTATTCACCCAGATCAGTCACCACACTTCGGGCCGCCGTCTCCGGCAGCGCGAGGAGTTTCTTGGTAGCGCGGATCTCACCGCGCAACGCTGCAGTCTCGATCTCACTGAGACCGACTGCATCGTTCTTAATTCGGAGTCTTTCGAGCTCTGCTTCCGCCCACTTACGAACTCGATGCCAGTCTGGCGAATGAAAGTTAATTTCGATCATAAATTTTGGGCGCGAGCTCTCTGCCATTGATTTTACGGAGTTTTTTCATACTGTCAACGGTTTGTTTGCTGGTCCACGATCCACGTCTGCAAGCCGATTACTTGCTGAGTGGTTTCGGCGCATCGAGCTGCCAAGTCTGGGGCAACAGAAAGGTAGTAGGTGGCGGCTGCAGCAGGGTCTGTGGTGGGGTCGGGAATGCCGGACAAGGCGCCGATACTGGATTGGTTGCGCAGCCTGTTATAAACAGCGCGGATAGTAGCAAGGTCTTTCTCATACTGGGCCTCGACTTTCTTGGTGGTCTGTTCCTGAACGGCATTTACTCGCTCAGTCTCTTTAACTTGTTGATTATACGCCGCTTCTGCCTGAGCCTTGTAAGCCAGGAAACGTTCGTGCTCGTGTGAGTAGCCTTTGTAGTAGCCGGCCAGGAAAATCAGACAGACCGCGATAAAGCCAGCCAGCCACTTAGCTGCAGGGGTAGCTAGTGCTGCAAACATAATTCCATCTCCGCTTGGCGACGACGAGTTAAACCGGGCAATACCGTCCCGTTCGATTTGTTCCACTTAGGCAGCTCACGGCATGCAGCCTCATAAGCCCCGTGGCTCAGGTACTTTGACGCGGTGCTGTTGCATGCGACCTTCGGGCCGATGTTATAGACCGCATCACCAAAAGCGATGAGGACATTATCAGGCAAGCCTGGATGGCAACGCTCCACAGTGCGAATGGCATCAAGCATATCGTTGTCCAGCCGGGATTTGCATTCCTCCAGGCTGTACTTTTTTCCTTTTTGCACATCGGTCGTGCTCCCGTAGCAGACAGTTAGGATGGCATCGCCTGGGCGCGGATCGTAATACGCGTATTGGCGCAGACCCTCAAAGCCCGCAGCGATCGCGGCCGCAGCGGCTGCAGCGGCTGCCATACGTTTAGCTGTGGTTTGCATTAGATACCCTTCTGCGCCACAAGTCTTGCAACAAAGGCCGCGCACACGAATACAAAAGACAGGGCAGCAAACAGATTACGAGGCAGATTGTCAGCAAACAAAGGCAGAGCAACTTCGCATCCAGATAGGACTCCCGCAAGAATGATGAAACGCAGGCTCCAGCTTCTGCGAAGAATTTCTTTCCAGTTGCCATAGAGCCTCATCCCTTGGTTACCTTGTCCCAGATAAACATGGCGGCTGCAGCTACCAACGCTGTCACGCCTCGGTCTACCCACTTCATCGCGTTGTCGGTTACCGGGACTTTAAGCTCTAAGGCTGACAGCCTGTTCTCGATTTTGGAGATCGCCCCGAACGCCCGCTCCTGCGCGGCAGTCGTATTGGCCAGTCGCTCCTCGACCAGAGCCAGCTTGGTGATGGCGGTGGTCAAGTTCTGTAGCGTGCCTTTGATTTCGGATACGTCTTCGTGCAGTGTGTGTATCCGGGCGGATAAGAGATCAATGTTGTCAGCCATTGTCAGTCCTCAATAACGAGGACGATTTGCTCGCCTCGGTCGTATGCCCTTTCGAGCGAGTCAAGAAGCGCCGATATGGCCACGAAGCCATTGACAACGCCTGTGCCGCCACGAACTGTACCGATAGCGACGCCATCCACCACAGGTCCGTACGGCTTAGAAGGGTAAAGCCATAGCTCAGAATCGGCGAGTACACGCGGGAGTTCCTGCCTGAAATCAGGGTGGTATTCGACGAGAACGTCGTAGTCTCCCGGTTCGATGTCATCAGCAGTTTCTTTCGTGAAGCAGTGGAACATGTTATCGGCATATAGTTTACCGTGTCCCTGCGCTTCTCGCACGATTCTGAGTTTCATTACACTAAGCCTACCAGGTCAGTCGCAGACGTGGCTGCCAGTACCTTCACTGCACGAACGTTTAGAATCGTGCCAGCCAATGCGCCTTTCAACACAATGGTGTTGCCTTTTTCTGTCACCAGCGAGATGTTGCCAGCGCCGCCGACGTAGATTGCCCGAGTCACCTGCGCCAGCTCGTCGTCGTCCGACTTGGTAATCGCAAAGCCGTCGTTGTATGGCATCGTGAATGCCAGGGGGAAATTCTCAAAAAGATCAGTTGCCATGGTATCGCTCCTTAAGTTGAGTAGCGGACGTTTTGCAGCATGCCGCCAATGATTGAATCAGGTCTTTGCTTTTGGCCTTGCACCCGTTGAATGAGCCCAGTCTCGTTCTCACCTGCTTTTTCCTGCTGGGCTAAAGTCTGTTGGCCTTGAAGCTGACGCATCTGCTGCCCTGTAAAGCCTGGGTCTTTGGGCGCCTCCATGGTGAGCTCAGGCTTGACCGCAGTAAACTTGCCCGGTTTTTGAACATCGGGCGCTGTCGGTTGAGTGGGTACTGTTGGCGCCGTTCCGGGGTGATACTGATTAAGCTGCGGGATAATTTCTTGCCCCATAGGTGAACTTGGATGAACTTTCCCGCTATTAATCATGTTCTGCATCTCAGCGGGAGTTACCTCGTAATATGCACCTCGCGGGCCGGTAAACCTAACGCGTTGACTGTTCCAAATATTGACCCGCGCGTTGTACGAATCCCGTACCGCGTTAAACTGTGGGACTGAATTAGTGTTGTAATTCTCTACTGCACGGTTGTAAGAAACTACCGCGGGATTGTTGTTGTATGCGTCGACCAGAGCTTGATACTCTTTGGCCTGTCGGTTGTACACGTCGGCGGCCATGTTGAACTTGGAAGCCTCCTGCCCGTATTTGCCCATCTGCTCGTTATACAGATCGGCTTGTTGCTGCAGCATCTGAGTGTTTGCCATGGTTAGATCCCCGAACCTGCTTGCATTTTAAGTTGCGCTTCTGCAGTAAACAGCTCTTTCTTGCCACGCTCTTTGATCGCCGTGTCTGCAAGGCTTGCCTTGATCTGTTCAAGCGTGAGCTCTTTGGTCTGAGCCAGCTTAAGCATCTCAATCTCGCGGGTGAGCTGCATCTCTTGCACTTTGAACTGGGCTTCTTGCATAGCCAGCTGCTGCTGGGTTTGCAGGCGTGCGTACTCTGCTTCAGCCTTCATGCCGGCGAGCTGCGTATCGATCTGGCCCTTAGCTTGCAGCTTGGCCTGTTCGCCCTGGATCCGCATCTGCGCAACAGCCAGCGCCGGGTCTTGAGCTTGTGGGCTCTCGGCTGCTGCTTGCTGCTCAGCCTGAATCTGCTCTTCGGTCTTCATGATCTCGGCAGGGTCGATGTGCTGAGCCTGCAAGGCTTTCTCGAACAGTGCCTTCTGGTTGATCATCGGACCGTAGACTGGATTGCCACCAGCTGCCAGCAGGTTGAGGAATGCCTGGTTCTGGATGTCACGGATCAGCAGGGCAGAGGTGCCGCGGGCGTCGATGTTGAAATCGCCCTTAATGTCTTCGCGCTCGCTGTACATCATGTTGTAGTCGTAGTAACGACGAATGTGCGGCTTGGTGACGTAGTCATCGAACTGCTTGACCAAACGACGCAGCACAACGTTGCTGGCATTCATCAGCATCTGCATGCCGCCGACCGTGTCAGGTGCTGAGCCCTTCTCGCCTTGAAGCATCAGAGGCATGCCTGTCTCTTCGTCAGCAAGCTTGCTGGCCATCTCGATGATACGAGCCAGTTCTTCCTGGTGGCTATTGAATTCGAACGCGGTAAAGGCTTTGCGCACGTCATCGATATCGTCTGTGGCGTACCAGATCTTGCGTGAGCTGAGCTGCCACTGCTTATCGGCTGGCTGGATGACACCAGGCTTAACGACGATCTGCGGGCCACTCGATACGCCCGCATTGTCCATCATCTGACGCCATGCAGCGTTCAGCACTTTCTGCTGGGCACGCATCAGGTAAGGAATACCAAAACCCCAGACGGATCCGCTAACCTTCTCCCAAGGATAGAAGTCGTAAGGGATATCGCCGGTCTCTAGCGGATTCAGGAATGCCTTGACGACGATGTTATTGACGAACACGACGCAACCACTAACGCTACGCAGCGCATCCTTTTCGCCGGCGTCAACGCCTGCGCACTCTAGGTCTTCGTGTTCTACTTCGCCCCAGTAAGTCCAGACCTCGTACAGGTTGCGGTATTGCTCACGCTTCTGCTCATCGGTGATCTCGACCATGGTGGCGCTCTGCTTCGGGCCTTCTTCCAGCACCTTGCGCAGTTGCTCTTTCATGTAGCCTGGCTGCTTGGCCAGTTCGCGTACCTGCTTGGCAGTCATCAGGTCACGCTCATAAATACCTTTGCCCGTGTGAATGTCTTCGCCGCAGCCTGGATCAGGCCACACATTGCGAGGATCTACACGGAACGATGCAGGGTTGATTTCCTCAACGAACTCAATGACTTGTACCTGCTGACCTTGTGCATCGACCTGAGGCTGCCAGGCTTTGCGCACACGGCTGGTAACGATCGGCCCCTTCAAGACGCCCGTGCCCAGCATCGCCGCGTCGTGAATCATCTTGCGCACTTCGCTGTTGTAATCACATTCCATCAGCTGGTCATCGATCTCAGTCTGCATGGCGTCAGCGCGATTGTCGGCCATCTCGCGAATGGCTTTGATCATGTCCTTCTCTTGCAACGGCTGGCCGTCTCTGCCGACTACAGGCTGACCGGTGCGTGGATCCACGGCTGGCTCGGTGCTTTCATCCATGCCAAACACGACAGGCAACGGGCTAGGCTGAATGCCCCAGTTGCGGTCATCCGTCGGCAGCAGGATGTCAGACAGGCGAGCCTCTGCGGCGTTTGTCTTCTGGCGGGTAAGGCCGATGTATACGGTAGACCGGTGCGGCGTAGATCCTTGCGTGGTAACCGGATAACCTTGCTCGACCGAGGTCATCATCTGGCTAGCTGCACGATTAATGTTGTCGCGTGAATGGTATTGGTCCACGTCTTCTAACCAGCGTTTGTCCGTGCCTGTCGAATAGCGGCTACGGATCCACTCGTCACGCTGTGAGGCTAAGCTGGCACCAAAGGCCTGAAGCTTATCTTCCTTGCGCTCGCGAAGTTGATCTTCGTCAATAAACTCTTCGCCTTCAAGCGGCTGGTCTTGTACTGGAAAGTCCATGGTCAATATCCCGATACTGGATCAAACATTTCAAATGCCGCCACCGGAAAGGCTGACGGGTTCTTCATACTCAGCGTTGCATCCGCTTCAGCCTGTGTCTTGGCCTTGCGCAGCATCATCGCAGCGTATCGCGTAGCGGACAGAATGTCATCGTTTTCCTTGACGATCTTTCCGTCTTTGCGGTGATACAGGCGAAACTCCTCGAACCAATCAGTCAGGTGCGAGAAGATTCTGAATCGCATGGTCTGCATGCGAATCAGCATATCCGTAACGCCAGCCTCAAGGCCATTGCTGCCGTCCTCGAAGGTTGCGCGCTCCTTAAGCATATTCAGCCCAAGGTCTTTGTATTGCTTAGCCAGCTGCTCGCCCGAACCCTTATCGTGCTGCAGGCCATCATGTGGCCAGGAGACTGGAATCCAGTCGCCCTTGGATCTAATTGCCGCGCTGTGGATGACAGGCGTTTGTTCTCTAAGCCGGTAGCAATCGTAGACGTAGATCGTGTCCGTGTCTCGATCCCAAGCCAGCCAAGCTGCAGCTGTCGGGTGGTCATACCCAAAGTCCATGCCGCAGATACGCGGCCAATGGGCGGGGATCGGAAAGCTTGTGATCTTGATTGCCTCTTCGACAATAGGGAAGACCCGCCCCGAACCAAGAATCGGTACGCCCTTAGCCCGGGCGTCGCGTTCATGCTCCGGGTAGGAAGCAATGATCGCGGCACGCTCTTCAGGCGTGTAGTGCTCCGCGTCTTCGATCGTCATGTTGGTGACGCACGTGCCAGCTGGCTTATCCAGCAGGAAGCGCTTGACCACGTCAGACATACCCAACAAAGGCGTGAAGGTCACGAAGACCAGGCCGCCGGTGGCGTTCGTCCGCGTCAAACCCTCAGAGTAAACAGGCAGCGGCGGTTCTTCGTCGAACCACACGCCGTCGACCGTATCAGCCTGCCACTTGGTGCGGCCCTGGTCATACGAGTTGAACTGAATCACGCTGTCTTCGCCACT